AGTCAGGTCTACACCTTCGCCGACGGCAACACCCCCGGCCACGACTGCGTATTCTCCGCCGGAGCCCCCACCGCCGGTGACTACGACCTGCTGTTCGCAAACTCCGACACGATCATCGACGTGCCGACCGGGTTCACCGACGAACTGAGCGAACTCGGCGGCCAGGACGCGCACGCGTTCCTCCGCCTCGCCGCCGGCGGCGAAACCGACACCGTCACGATCGTGACCCACGGCAACTTCAACGCCGGCGTCGACTGGATCCGGATCCGCAGCGCCACCACCGTCGACGCGCCCGGCGTGGTCAAAGCCGTCGTCAACGGCTCCGTCGACACCACCACCCCCGCCGTGTCCACCGGCACCCTGTCCACCGCCACCGACCTCGTCGTCGCCCGCCGCGCTGCTCCACTCCGCCTCAACGATTGCCCCCGTCATACCGGTCTGGTCGGCCGGGTACACGCCGCAGGACACCGTCAGCATCGGCATCGGTGGGAACTGTGTTGTCCAGTTCACCGCGATCAAGAACCCGGCCGGAACCGCCGCCGAGTCCCCGTCGGTCAGCTGGACCAACTCGATCGGCGACCGGTACATCTTCGTTGTCTCGTTCACGTCGTCGGCGTCGTCCAACGTCACCGCCACCGACTCGGTCACGATCTCCGACACGGTCGCGAGCAACGTCACCGAAGCCCGATCAGTCGCCGACTCGGCCACGATCTCCGACGTTGCGGCCGGCGCTGCTGGCCACCCGCGCACCGCCGCCGACTCAGTTTCGGCCACCGACACCGTGGCCAGCGCGACCGCGCTGCCCCGAACCGTTGCCGACACGGTCGCGCTATCCGACACGGTCGTCGCCGTCGTCACCCTGGCCCGCACCGCAACCGATGCGGTCGGCGTGGCCGACACCGCCACCCCCACCACCGCACACCCGCGCACCACCACCGATTCAATAACGGTCACCGACGTTGCGGTCGCCACGTCCGCAGCACGCACCCTGACCCTCGTTTTCGGTCAGACCCAGTTCATGTGGGCGTTCGGCACCCCCCGCACCAGCAGCGGCCTCACCTTCGGCGGAGGACCCGTGATCCAGTCGATTCTCTCCACCGACTACGTACAGGTCGCCGCCAGCGCGTTTGTCGACGGCGACCCGATCGACCCGACCAGCGACCTCGTTGAGATGGCGTTCACCGCCGTGTCCGTTGACCCCGACTCCGGAGACTGGCACACCGGGTCATGGACCGACGCGCCCGGCGGCACATTCCTCGCCCAATGCCTCGTCGGCCCGGGCTCCGGCGGGGTCGCGTTGGGTCGGGGCATCTACGACTGGTGGGTGCGGATCACCGACAACCCGACCATTCCCGTCGTCAACGTCGGGCAACTCCAGATCGTATGACGGGGGGTGCGACATGTTCGGTGACCTGGTCGTGGACCTCGTCATGGACCACGTCATCACCGGCGGTGCCACCTGGACTGCGACGATCCGCAACGCCCCGCCCATGACCCGGATCCCCCTGGCCGACGTCGCCGAGCAGTGGCACCTCAGCGTCGACACCGAAGGCATCTGCGTTGGTGGCGTCGTCTGGTACCGGCCCGTCGAACTGTCCGGCGACGGCCTCACCCTGATCTGCCAGAAGATCCGCGACATGCGCCCCCTGATGGAGCAGTCCGCCGAAAACGTGGCCCGCCGTGCCCCTGCCCACCACTGACCAGCCGCCGTGCCTGGACTGTGGGCAACCGCACCGCACTGACCGGTGCCAAGCTCACGCCAAGGCCCGCGGCGGCGGCCAGTGCCAGGGGTTCAAGGTGCCGGGCCTGTCCGTGTGCGTCAAGCACGGCGGCCGGACCGCGGCGAGCCAGGCGAAGTCAACAATCGCGAGGGCCGAAACGGCGGCGGCCCGAACCGCGGACGCGGCGGTGCACCGCCGCATTCGGATGGTCATGGGCGCGTTCCCGGACCAGCGGATCGAGAACCCGCTCCAGGAGTTGCAGCTCCTGGCCGGGGAGATGAGGCAGTGGAAACAGGCCATGGCGGAGCGGGTCGCGGACCTGCTCGCCAAGGAGAAACTCCGCTACGGCACCGACGGTGGTGAGGCGATCCGGGGGGAGATCCTGCTGTACGAGCGGGCAATGGAACGCCTCGCGAACACCCTCGCCATGATCGCCAAACTCAACATCGACGAACGCCTGGTGAAGATCGCCGAAGGGCAGCGGGACATGGTCCTCGCCGCGATCGAAGCCGCCCTCACCCTCGCCGGGGTCACCGGCGCACCCGCGGTCGCCGCCCGACAGGAAGCGGCCCGGTACCTGCGCGTCGTGGCCAGCACCACCGAGCCGGCACAGATCACCGCCGACTGAGTCGGGGAGGGCGCGCCCGTGGATTCGCTGCTCCTCGACGTGGCCAGCAGCCTCGAGCAGGACATTGCCACGCTCGGGCAGGACGGCATCAAGTACTACAGCGACCCGATCGGGTTCGCCCGGAACTGCATCGCCTGGCCCGCGGGGAAGGCGTTGACGTTCTACCAGGAGGAAATCCTCGGCGAAATCCCGATCAAGAAACGCGTCGCCGTTCGTGGACCGCACGGCTTAGGAAAAACAACGACAATCGCGATTGCCATTCTCTGGTTCGCGCTGACCCGGGAAGCAGCCGGCCGGGACTGGAAATGCGTCACCACCGCCGGGGCGTGGCGTCAGCTCGAACGTTTTACCTGGCCGGAGATTCACAAGTGGGCGCGGATGATCCGCTGGGACGAGTTGGGCATGCCGGCCCTGTCCACCCAAACGCAACTCCTCACCCTGAACATCAAACTTCAGCTCGGGTCGGCGTTCGCAGTCGCGTCCGACAACCCGGAACTCATCGAAGGCGCCCACGCCGACTCGATCCTGTACGTCTTCGACGAGTCGAAAGCGATCGCCCCGGAAACGTTCGACGCCGCCGAGGGCGCGTTCTCCGGCGCCGGCGAAGGCTCCTCCAACGAAGCGTTCGCAATCGCAATGTCAACACCCGGCGAGCCGAACGGCCGGTTCTACGACATTCACCGCCGCGCCGCCGGATTCGACGACTGGTGGGTGCGCCACGTCACGAAAGCAGAAGCGATCCGCGCCGGACGGATCACCGACGAGTGGTGCCGGCGCCGGTGGGAGCAGTGGGGCGACTCCGCGGTCTACTACAACCGTGTCGAGGGCGAATTTCACTCCTCCGACGAAGATGGCGTTATCCCGCTGTCGTGGGTGGAGTTGGCGAACGAGCGGTGGCGGGCCTGGGACGAGGCGGGGCGCCTTATCCCGGACGGGCGCCGCACCTGCGGTGTCGACGTGGCCCGCTCAGGATCGGACAAGACGGTGATCTCGATCCGGCTCGGCGACGTGGTCAGCGACCTGCGGCACACATCCAAAGAAGACACCATGCAGACCACTGGCCGGGTCAAGGGTGCGTTGGCCAACCCGGACCATGCGGGGATGCTGCCCGTGGTCGACGTCATCGGTATCGGCGCGGGCGTTGTGGACCGGCTCCGGGAGATGGGCGTCACGGTGGAGGCGTTCAACGCTTCCGAGCGCACCAAACGGCGGGATGTGACCCGCGAAATGGGTTTCACGAATTGCCGTAGCGCGTCGTGGTGGAACATGCGCGAGATGCTCGACCCGTCCCGCGGGTTTGAGGTGGCGCTGCCACCCGATGACAAGCTCACCGGGGACCTGACCGCCCCGCACTGGCGGGTCGTGTCCGGCGGCAACATTCAGGTTGAGTCGAAAGAGGACATCAAGAAACGGCTCGGCCGGTCCCCCGATGATGGCGACAGTGTAGTCATGGCGTTCTGGCCGAACTCGTTCGGGTGGGCTGAGGCGTACGGCATAGTGAAATGCGAGTTCTGCGACGAGTCGTTTATGAGTGACCTGCATCCGGAGAAGTGCCCCCACTGCTACCAGGCGCGCACCATCGAAGACGCCGACGTCGGGGCGACCTGATGGCGATCGCGGTTCACCACGGCGGCCCCGCCGACGACGCCCGCCTGCCCGTTGAGCAGTTGACGCAAACCCGGTTCTACGCCACGCCGCAGCAACGCCAAGCCAAGGGGTGGGTTCCGCTGGCCCGGTACGTGTTTACCCCACCGCAGCGCGACGCCAGCGGGACCCGGCCGGGGAAGTTCCGCGACTACACCTACACCGGCGAGCATCAGGTCATGGGGCCGGCGCCGGCTGATGACGACAAGCACCCCGATTGGTCGACGCAGTGAACGCGACCCCGATGAACATCGGCCCGATTAGGACGATCGACTCCACCGCGGTCGACACCACGCCCACCGTTCCACCCGACACCGGGCGCAAGTTGACACCCGAACTTGCCGCCAAGGCGCGGGCAATATTCGACAAGTACGCCACCGAAGTCAAGCCATGTGACCATTGCCGGGCAATCCATAACCGTGCCTGCCCTCGCGTCAAGCGGTTCAAGTTCCACCCCGACGGTCGTATCGCTGAGGTTGAGTTCTGGCCCGACGGGAAGTGGTCCGACGATCACCTGATCTGGCCTGAGGACTGCGAAGACATCGAACCACCACCAGAACAGCTCGCCATTGAGTAACGAGAGGGGAGGGGAGTTACGCCTTGGCCCGTAACGTCGCCGCTGTCGCTCGCGCGCTTCCCTCTGTTGCCGCCACCAGCAACCCCATGGGCGGCTTCGGTGGGGCCACTCCACCCAACGTGGGGGGCTCCGCCGGCCCGCTGGTGGCGTCGTACGCGGAGTGGTCAACGGGTCGAGCAAACTCGATGTTGCCCCGCGAGTATGCGACGTTCTTGGCTGGCACGTTCGGGCCGCTGTTGCCGATGCAGCCCCAGCCGATCGACCAGCCCCGGCCGGGTGAGGAACGCCCCGAGCCGCGGCGGTTCACCTACCCCACGTCGTGGAATATGCCCCACGGGGTGCCCGGCGATGAGGGCCTTAACGTTGCGAGCTTCGCCACCCTGCGGTCCATCGCGAACTGCTACAGCGTGGCGCGGGCGTGCATCAACCTGCGGATCCAGGAAATCCTGGCCATCGAGTGGGACATTGTGCCCACCAAGGATGCGGAGAAGAAACTCCGCGGCGACCAGAAGGGCCGCAAAGAGTTCGACGAGCGGCGCGCCCCGGTCAAAAAGTTCTTCTTCCGCCCCGACCCGGGGAAGTTCCACGGGTTCGAATCGTGGCTGACCGCGGTTCTCGAGGAAGTCTTCGTCGTTGACGCGTTGTCGCTGTACCTGCAACCCAGCCGCGGCCGGGGCAAAGGGCGCGGCATCGCTGGGTCGAACCTTGGCGCGCTGTGCCTGATCTCCGGCGACATTGTGCGCCCCATGCTCGACCTGCGCGGCGGGATCCCGCAGCCCCCCAACGTCGCCTACCAGATCATGCAGTACGGGGTGCCGCGCGTTGACCTGATGACCGCCCTGTACGGCGACATCGCCGGCCCTGACGGCAAGACGGACGAGTTTGAGGGGTACCGCGCCGACCAGCTGCTGTACCTGCCCTACTACCCGCGGTCGTGGACACCGTACGGGTATCCGCCGATTGCGCAGGCCATGCTGCCGATCATGTCGGGTATTCAGCGGCAGCAGTACCAGTACCAGTTCTACAGTGAGGGGTCGATTCCTGGCCTGTTCGTGTCGCCCGGGGACATGAACATGACGCCGCAGCAGTGCCGCGAGTTGCAGGACGCGCTGAACGCGATGGCCGGCGACCCCGCCTGGAAACATAAGATCATTGTGTTGCCGCCGGGGTCGAAAACGGATCCGCAGCGCCCCGGCGATCTGGCCGGCCCGTTCGATGAGCTGCTGTTGACGCAGACGGCGATGGCGTTCGGGGTCATGCCGACCGAGTTGGGTGTCAGCACGGCGGGTACCCGCAACGCGATGGGTGCCGCGTCAAACATTGCCAAGGCGTCAGAAAGCATCAACCAGCGCAAGGCGCTGAAGCCGCTGTTGAAGTGGCTCAAGGCCACCATTTTCGACTACATCCTGCGCGAGGTCCTTGACCAGCCCGACATGCAGTGGCATTGGGAAGGCCTCGAGGAGGGTGAGGACGAAGGCGCCGCCGTCGACATCCTGATCAACGAAATGACCCACGGGATCGTGTCCATCGACGAGGCGCGGGTCATCCGCGGCCACCAGCCGTGGGGCATCGACATGACCAGCGAGCCGGTGTACTTCACCGCAACGGGTATCACCCCGCTCGGGTCGATCGACATGGCTACCGGGGCACCGGCGGGGCTCCGCCGACGAACGCGATGCAGGCCGCGGCGGGTGT